CATTATCAAGCAATGTTCTTCAAGTTGTAGATCCATCAGGCATCGTGTTGGTTGATAACGTTGGATCATACAATACGACTACAGGAGTAATAACACTCACAGGATTAACCATCAGTTCTGTTGTGGGATATACCGCAAATCCTGAATTAAAAATTAGTGCAATTCCGTCTAACCCAGCAACCGTGCGAGCTTCTAAAAACTATGTGTTAGAACTCGATCTTGGCAGTTCGTTTGCTGTTGGATCTCTTGATTATGAAAACAATAGAGTAAGTCTCTAATGGTAAACACAGTAGAAACTATTAATCGTAGATATGTTGACTTTAAAACCAACAAGGTAAAAGATATTTTACCTGAGTATTTTATTTCACAATATCCTCAATTTGTTACGTTTCTAGAGAAATATTATGAATATTTGGATTCTGATCAAACATACAACTTTGACACCCAAATAAAAGACCTATTTACCGTAAGAGATGTTCATTCTAATTCTGGTGAAAGCTTAGACAGGATTTTCAAAGAAATTGGTTTAGGTATTGCAAACAGTAACTACTTTGTAGACCCAAGATATGCATCCAGATTATTAGCAATCTTCTACAGAGTAAAAGGTTCTTTGTATTCATCTGAAGCGTTCTTCAAAGCTTTTTATGGTATTGACGCTGAACTTGAATATCCAAAGAGAAATCTGTTTATAGTTGGCGAATCTATAATTGGCAGTGAATCACTAAAGTTTATTCAAGATGGTGCATTATATCAAATCTACTCTATATTAGTTAAATCTGAAATTCCAAGTGTTGTTTGGAAAGATCTCTACAAAGAGTTTGTTCATCCAGCTGGTTTTTATTTAGGTTCAGAAGTTATTTTTACTGGCATTGCAGATAACTTAAACACACTTGCAAATATAATGCCTGAAGTAACTACAGGAAATGTTGATGCTGTAGTTCACGGTGAAGCTATAAATTCATTTGCTGGATCGATTGATCTAACAAATCTTATTGCAAGCGATTCTGCTGGAGTGTTCATACGTACTAATCCATACGAAAATCTACAACCATACAGCTCAATTACTATTGCTCAACTTGATGCAATGTATCAAAGCATTACAGATCTTGTATCAATTAATTCACCTAGCTTCGATGAAGATAGTGACGCTGCTGGAAGATCAATGGATATGTCTAACACGATTGAAACATTCGACCAAGTTAAATACCGTTGGTACGATTCAGATTCAGCTTAAAATGTGTATAAATAATTACAATTAACTTAATGGATAAACCATGACAAGACAATCAATTAGCACTGGTACAACAGCAAACGATGGGACTGGCGACAATCTTAGAGACGCTGGAGTAAAAATTAACGCTAATTTTGTAGAACTCTATCAAAAGTTTGGGGGTGATAGTAACACCCTTACATCGAATTCAATTGTTTTTGAAGGATCGACGGCTGATTCATTTGAAACGACATTATTAGCTATAGATCCTACTGTTGATAGGATTGTATACATTCCAAATGCTAACGGCACTATTTTGCTAGATTCAGCAACTCAAACTTTAACAAACAAAACATTAACAAGTCCAAAAATTAAGACAGCAATAAACGATTCAAATGGTGCTGCATTTATTACTTTAACTACTACAGCATCAGCCGTAAACGCTATTACATATGCAAACGCCGCGACAGGTAATAAACCCACTATAACAGCTTCAGGTACAGATACGGATATAACTTTTAAACTAAGTGGTAAAGGAACCGGTTCAGTTGAAGCAAGCAAGTTTGCTGTAACATCGTCAACAATTACTGCCGATGGTGCTGCATCTACTTCAGCAGGATTTATTATTTGCAATAAAGCTACAGCTTTAGCTGTAACCCTTGCGGCTGGAACAGTTACTGGTGAAACAAAAATATTTACAAATATTGGCGCGGGTGTTGCAACAATTACAGCCAATATGGCTGGCACAACAGTGTCATTTGCTCTTGCTCAATATGAAGGTTGTCAAGTTATTTGGGCTGGTACTGAATGGTATATAATTGGCAATCAGAGCGTTCTCACATTAGCCTAATAGGATAGAATATGGCAATTGTTACAGACACCTTTAAAAAATTAGTTGGTGATAAGATCAAAATTGATTTTGATAGTTCGGGCACTTACTATTTTGTTGGCATCGGCCGTTCACAGATATGGAATGACTCAGACATTGCAACAACACCAACTAATAAAGTTGCCACAGAACGAGATTTCCGTCAGAACCTACAAGGTGTGAGACAGATTGCTGATATTTCGTTTGTTGTTCCTCGTGTAAATTGGTCATCAGGTACAACATACAGTGCATATGATGACAGTGTGGTTGGATATCCAACTCCAAACTTCTATTTGATTACTGGCGCAAACAATGTGTATCTTTGTATTCAACAAGGTCGCAATAGCACAGGTGCCGCCGTTGCATCAACTGTTGAACCGACTGGAACACCTACAACACTCGTAAAAACCGCTGATGGATACATTTGGAAGTATTTGTATACTGTTGGTGCATATAGTGCTAGTAGATTCTTGGCTGGTAACTTTATGCCTGTTCAATTTATTGACTCTGCAGACTCGTCAAGCCCAGCCAGTGAAGTCATTCAAGAAACTATTCAAAATGCAGCAATTAATCGTCAAGTGATTGGTGTAGCAATTACTAGCGGTGGGTCAGGATATGCATCTGCGCCAGTTGTTACTATTTCTGGTGATGGCGATAGCGCAACAGCAACCGCCATTATCTCTGGTGGTGTGATTGTTAACATAAAGATGGATAGTAACGGTTCTGGTCAGATTAAAGGATCAGGATATAACCAAGCATCTATTAGTTTCGCGAGTGGTACTGCTACAGCTCGTGCAATTCTATCTCCTAAAGCTGGGCTTGGTGCAAATCCAATTATTGACTTACGTTCAAGCAACATTATGATGAATGGCCGCCCAAATGCAACCGAAACGGGCGAGCTGTTAATTAACCAAGACTTTAGACAAGTTGGAATCTTACGCGGCGTTAAAAAACTAAACCTTGCCGATTCAGACTTTACTGCTGGTGCTGGAACTGCCCTAACCAAATTGAGATTCAACGGTGGTGCAACTGCATTCACAACTGACAACTTTATTATTGGTGGAACATCACAAGCAAAAGCATATATTGATTTTGCAGATTCTGCTGCTGGTGCATTTATTCACCAAACAGAAACAACAGGATTTAGAAACTTCATCGTTGGTGAAACGCTATCAGCAACAAACCTAGCTGGATCTGTGACAACTGGTACGGCAGTACTTGCATCATTCGATTCTGCTACTGTAAACAAGTACTCTGGCGACCTCCTATATATTGATAACCGTGCTGCAATCACTAGATCTGCTGGTGAGACACAGGACATCAAGATTGTAATTCAACTATAACGGTAAAATAAAATATGGCGAATCCACTTACTCAGAGCCTTTTCGCGGACACTTACAAAGACGATTATCGTGATAGTGATAACTACCACCGCATCCTGTTTAACTCTGGCCGAGCTCTACAGGCCCGTGAACTAACACAAATGCAGACAATCATTCAAAGCGAGATTGCGCGCTTTGGTAGAAACCTCTTTGACGAGGGTGCCAACGTAAGACCTGGTGGGTTTACCGTCAATTCAACTTATGAGTTTGTTAAACTTAATACGGCTGTATATACTTTGCCAGGCACTAGCTTGGTTGGTAGTATATTCACGGGAGCGTCAAGTGGTCTACGTGCTGAAGTTATTGAAACGGTTGCTGCAGTAGGTGCTGATCCAGCTACTTTATATGTTAAATATATTGGTGGTATATCGGCAAGTATTTCAACATCTCTTCGATTTACTCCTGGCGAACAAATTACTGATGGTACGAATACTCTTGTGGTTCAAACTACCAATACAGGAATAAACCCAGCAATTGGTGCTGGTGTTAGATTCTCTGTTAGTGATGGCGATTTCTTTACACAAGGTCATTTTGTATTTGCCGAATCTCAATCGCTTATTGTAAGCAAGTATAGCAATTCCTACACTGGAACAGTTGGCTTTGTTGTTACACAAGATATTGTCACAGTTGCTGATACTAGTGCTTTATATGATAATCAAGGGGCTACTCCAAACACAACTGCCCCTGGGGCAGACAGATATCGTATTCGTTTGACACTCATTGATCAGGCCAACATTTTAGCAACGGATACGTTTGTGTATGTCGCTAAAATTGTTAATTCGGTTATAGTTAATAATGTTACTGGATTTGATCAATATAACAAGATCAATGATCTCTTAGCACAAAGAACAAAAGAAGAGTCTGGCGATTATATTGTTCGGCCGTTCTTTCTAAAGTTTGATGAAGATTCTGATGGTAACGTGTTACAGGCTGATATCTCGCCAGGTGTTGCATACATTAACGGATATCGTATTGA